TCGATATTTGAATGTCTTCAGGTCTAAGCTTCATGGCTGGCACTCCTTCCGGGTCAATGTGGGCAAGCAAGCCCGTTGCCGGGCCGCTGGCGGGGTTAAAGGAAAGCGACGGTATCCGACAGGCCAAAGGCGCGGGCAACGGCTTTGCGGCGTTCTTGGGCGGCTGTCGTCGGTGCGCTTCGCATCCAAATATCAACCGACCGTTGGGCGTATTCGGGGCCAGCGGTTCGCATGCTGGCGATACGGTGCGCTTCTTTGGCTTCGTTCTTGTTCAACTGAATTTGAACGCCGTTGATTGTCATTGTTTGCATGGTCAAAACTCCTTTGCTTGTTACGATGGTTCAATGATAGTTCGTCAATTATACGTTGTCAAGCGTTGAACGAAAAAAAACCGCCCGAAGGCGGCTTGAAGCTTTGGCGTTGTTTCGGCGCTACAATCCGAAGGCTTTGCCGTTCGATACCATGTAACAAACGGCGGTTGTTTTGTAGTCTGTTGCCAGCTTGGCGCGGCTTACTTCTTGAAGGTCGCCCCGTTCGGTCAAAGTCTTCAATGCGCGCTTTACGGCCCCGCTGTTGCCGATTCGGTCTTTGCGAAAAACTGCAACTTGCGACAAACGTTTATGCAAATACGAATAAGGTACGATTCGTTCATTGTGAAGATGCGCCGTACCGCATTTGTACTTTTCAAGTTCCGACCAAGGCGAAGTAAGGTAATCTTTGATTACGCGGATTACTTGCGAAAGCTGTTTTGTTTCGTCGTTATCAATGCCGACTTCGCCGGAATCAAAGCGCGCCAGCAAGTTACGAACGTCGGCGACAATTAGGTTTGTTGCCCACAATGCAACGTCAATCGTAACGGTCGGTTCGTACGGGTTGCAACCGACAGACACAAGCGCGGCAAGCTTCATTGCCTTAATATGCGCCCGGTTCCAAAGGTGGCGACGTACTTCTTTGTCAGTGCTGTTAATGTTCAAGTCGCAATGCCTGTCGAATTCGTCAAACATTGCTTTTGCTTCCGGCGTAAACTGAACGTGGACGGCTTTATGCTGGCTGTTCAACATCAAGGCATGCGCGCAAAGTGTCGAAAGCTTTTCGACCAAATCAAACGAAGGTTGCGCGTAAATATGGGCCGGGTTCAGCGGCGGGCGTTCGCCGTGATATTCAATGGTCGTAAAGCGCGGCAACAAGCCTTCGGCAATCATGCCTTCATGCAAGCCTTCGTAAAACTTTTCGGGGGTCGATTCGCCAAGCAACGTCAAAGCCGGGGCAAGAACGCTTGCCGTGTTCTTTTCCCGGTCGCTGTAAATGCTTGGTCGAAGTACCTTGCCTTCGCCTGATTTGTTGTAAAGGTCAAGCAACATACGACGAAGCCCCAACAAATGCGGGGGCGCGTTTACGCTTGCCATTTGCTGAAGATAAATGCCGAATTCACCGACCAAGCTTACAAAGCTGTTCGCGGTCTTCGACATATACTTAATCAAGGCTTGCGACGATGCAATTTCGCCGGGGCCGATAAAATCGACGGAAGCGGGCACGGTACGAAGAACCGCCGCCATAAGCTTATCAATGCCCCCGGCAATGGCTTCTTTACCCGTTCCAGTCGGGGCCAATAACAAGACGTATTGATTAAGGCCCGTACCTGATACGTTGTACGCCCGGCCCACAATACCGGCAATCAAGCCAAGCGCGCCAGCAAGGGCGATTTCGGCAACAGGTCGCGGCGCTTGTGCATAAATGAATTGCGCGATTTCGCCGACCAAGCCGGGCGGTACGCTGTAAACGTTCGTCGCTGATTCGGGAAGCTTCGGCGCTTCAGCCTTTGCAGCTTGGGCCGCTGGCTGTTCCTTGCGGTTCTTTGCTTCGATTGCTTCGTTAATCTGATTGCGCAAGCCGTCAATATCGACCGGGGGTAACATGCGGTCAAAACACTTGTTAAGCATGTAATTAACGTAATCAACGCGCTTTCCCTTTTCACGTTGACCGAGCCCCGAATTACGAAAAATGCGGGAAATTTGCGCCCGGTTTTGCGTATAGAACGCGACAATATCGACAAGCGCAAAGTCGGCTTCAGATTGCGACGGGTAATAATCTTGCCAGTTGCCAGCAAGCAACGCGGCGAACTTTTCGCCATTGGCGGCGGCGGTTGCGCGTTCGATAACTTGGGCGTCGGTTTCCTTTTCTTCAGCGACGCCAGCATAAACAGCGGCGGCAACTGAACCCGAACCCATTTGCGCCCAAAGCGCGTTTAAAGCTTCGTTGCAATCGCGAATTGGCGTATTGCGGTAAACGTCGCCCGTCATTGTCATATAACGTTGCGACGAATAAACTTCAATGAACGAACGACGACGACCAGAAGGCAACGCGCCTTTAACGATAATATGCAAACCCGAACCCGAAGGCGAACGTTCGGCGAAGCTGTCGAATTCGTTGTAAATATGTATTTGACGGTCAAGCGCGGCTTGGTCGCCTTTCGTGTCGTCAAGGTCGATAAACGCGAAAGGGTCGTTGTCGGTCAATACGAAACCGATTCCAGAATACCAACCGTTCGCCGTTGCAGCATGTACGGCTTCGTCAAAGGTTGCCCAAGTTGTCGCGTCGGTTACGCTGGCAAGTCGATTTGTTTTCGGGCTGTACGGAACCTTCGTCGGCTTTGCTGATTCGGTATCTTCGTATCGCCAAACAACCCATTGCGGATAAACCCGCATATCAAGCGGTATATTCGAAAACATCCGGTCAGCCCTTCTTATTATGGTTTTTCAAATAAGCGTTCAGCGCGCATATTGTAACGACGCCGGGGTTTTCGATTTTACCACGCCGAAAGGTGTTCAACCATGCTTCGGAAATGTCAAGTTCGGCGGCAATGGTTGCAATAGACAACGACGCGGGGCGGTTTATCAGTAGTTCGCGCGTTTCGTCGCGCAATGCGGTTGCTTGCTTCGTGTTCGTCATGGCTTCGGCCTTCAATGTGGGCATCTTAGGGCTGAACTGTACGCGAAAAATTTAGCTTTGGCAACAAAATTCTGTTGACGATGCGAAAGAAAGCCGGTACAGTCTGTTCTGTCGGTAAGGTCGCCGACGAACACTTACAAGGGGTCTTGCACTATGAACAACGAACAAGGTTACGGCGTTTGCCGCACTGTTGAAGAAGCGCACCGAATCGCCGAAACCGCCCGCAAAGAAGGCTTGCGCGGTTGCTATCCTTCCGCCGCCGTCGTGCTTTCCGACGAACTGAAGTCGCAAGTTCCGGCAACGCTTGAAGCCGTCGAACCCTTCGATTACGTCGCCGAAGCAATGGTTACAATGTCGCCAAGCTGGCACGGCGACAAAGTGAACTTCGCATTGTTCAAGGTCGCTTTGGCCGAAGCCGTCGAAGCACTGAACAACCTTGACGCAATCAAGAAGACGTTTTTTTATGGTCGCGACTTGCCCGCAAGCCTTGCGGCCCCGACCGATGTTCGCTTGAACGATACCGACCCGGCCAATTGCGCAACGCTTCCCGAATGGTTCAAGAATCCGAAGTTTGGCGAATACGTCATTCATTCCATTATTGGCGCTGCAACCGAAGCGGGCGAACTTTTGGAAGCCTTGCGCGTTGTTGTCGTAAACGGCGAAGAATTCGACGAAGTGAACATGCGCGAAGAAGTCGGCGACGTGTTTTGGTATTTCGCCGCGCTGGCTGATACTTGCGGCTTCACCTTCGAAGAAGCGCAACGGGTCAACATTGCCAAGCTTCGCGCCCGCTATCCGAACAAGTTTACAGCGTTCGACGCGAACAACCGCAACTTGACCGAAGAACGCCGCATTTTGGAAGGCGACGAAAAAATTTCTTCGAACGCTTGACAACAACGAAAGACCGTCGTATATTACGTACATGCCGACGCAATCGCGACGGTCTAACCAAACCGAAAGGAACTTTAACCATGAACATCGAAACCGCAAGCCGCGACGCCAAAATTCTTCAATGGCAAGAAGCCGTTAAGGCGCTGGCAGTTGCGAAAGAAGCCGAAGCCGCGTTGCGTAACGAAGTTATCGCCGCAAACTTTGCCGAACACAAAGAAGAAGGAACCGAAAACGTCGAATTGGGCAACGGTTACAAACTGAAAGCCGTTTTCAAGTTGTCCTATACGTTGGACAACAAAGAAGAAGGCGTTGATAAGGCGCTTACCAAGCTTGAAAAAATGGGCGCTGAAGGTCAATTTGTAGCCGAACGCTTGGTACGTTGGAAGCCTGAACTTTCGGTTTCCGAATACAAGAAGCTTGACGACAAGTACAAAAAGGTTATCGACACGGTTCTTACAACGAAGCCCGGCTTGCCGTCGCTGGAATTGGTCGAACCCAAGTCGAAGTAATGCGCAAACGCGAAGAACAAGCCGCCCTTATCCTGATTGAACGATTCTTGAAAGAAAAGGGCGGCCTTACTTCGTATCAATTGGCCGAACTTTTGGGCATAAACGTTCGCAATGTTCGGCCATATGTTACAATCTTGCACGACCGAAAGAAAATCTTTGTCGAACACTGGAAAACACCAAGAACCGGACACGGCCCGAAGGTTGCCGTTTGGCGGCTTGATGAAATCGGCGATTGTGAAGATGAACCGTACCCGAAACCATTAAGCCCACAAGAACGGGCGCGAATCAAAAGGAAACGTAAAAATGCAAATGTCGCAATTAAAGCCAGCGTCGCAACTGGCGCAACGCTTCGGCGTTAAAGCTTTGGCATACGGCGGGCCGGGAACAGGTAAAACGCCAATGGTCAACAGCGCACCGCGCCCGGTTCTTTGCGTAGTCGAACCCGGCATGCTTTCAATGCGTACGTCGAACGTTCCGGCTTGGGAAGCGTACGACGCCGCCCGAATCGACGAATTCTTTAAATGGCTGTTCACTTCAGCCGAAGCAAAGAACTTCGATACCGTCGGCATTGACAGTATTTCGCAAGTTGCCGAAATCATTCTTACCGACGAACTGAAGAAGAATAAAGACGGTCGTAAAGCTTATGGCGAAATGTCGCGCCGCGTTATGGAAATCGTGAACGCGCTTTACTATCTGCCCCAAAAACATATATACTTGATTGGCAAACAATCGGTCGTTGACGAAAACGGGATTCAACGAAAGAAGCCGTATTTTCCCGGTCAAGATTTGAACGTAAAGATTCCGCATATGTACGACGAAATTTTACACATTGGGCAAGTGAATATGCCCGGTATGCCAAAGCCCGTCGTCGCAATTCGCACCGCTGAAACCTTCGACATTATGGCGCGGGATAGAAGCGGGCGGCTTGCGGAACTTGAACCCCCGGATTTGTCGGCATTGTTTGCAAAGGCAATGTCGTAAAAATAGGCGAACACGACGGCCTTAACTGTCGTAACACACTTTCGAAAGGTGAATTCAAATGGCCCAACTTATCCAAGCATTCAATGCGCAACAGTACGACCCGTCGCAAAGCGTCGGCGGTCTTCCGGTCGGCAAACATCCGGTTATTGTGGAATCTTCCGAAGTCAAGGCGAACGCCAAGAACGACGGCGGTTATCTGCAACTGAACTTGAAGATTATCGACGGCCCCGCCGCTGGCACGACTGGCGCTTACCGCCTGAACTTGTACCATTCCAGCCAACAAACGGTTGAAATCGCGCATCGTCAGCTTTCGGCGGTTTGCCACGTTGTCGGCGTCTTCAACGTGCAAGATTCGGCGCAACTTCACAACATCCCGTTCATGGTTGAAGTCGGCTTGCAAAAGGGCGAAGAAGCCGCGCAAAAGGGTTATACCGAAGTCAAGCGCGTTTTCGACGTTCACGGCAACGAACCCGGCAAGGCCGGTCAAGGTCAAGCCCCGGCGCAACCCCAACACGCACCCCAAGGCCAGCCCGCCGCATGGGGCGCACCGCAAGGCCAGCAACCGGCCCCGCAACAGCCGCAAGGCAACGCCCCGGCTTGGGGTCAGCCGCCCGCCCAACAGCCCGCACCGGCCCAAGGCGCGCCCGCATGGGGTCAAGCCCCGCAACAGCCCCAACAGCCCGCCCAAGCGCCCGCCGCTGGCGGCTGGCAACAAGGCGCGGCCCCGGCTGGCGGAAACCCGCCTTGGGGTCAACGTTAATCGGGTAATGCCGTAATCGGCGACGGGGCTTCGCGGCCCCGTCGTTGTTTAACAAGGGGCTTTGTTCAGAATGTCAAAAATAGAAGACGCATTGCCGATACCGACGCATTGCGATAACTGTTGTTCGGTCAACATACAATTAACGACAAACGACGTTATATACGGTCGCATTTATGGCAATTGGCCGAAGGTCTATTATTGCAACGACTGTACCGCCGCCGTTGGTTGCCACCCCGGAACCGAAATACCGCTTGGCAGAATGGCCGACCGGGAAACCCGCAAGCTTCGAACGAAAGCGCATAACGCATTCGACCCGCTTTGGCGTAATGGATACATGACGCGAAGCCGCGCTTATACTTGGCTTGCCGCAACGCTTGGCATTGATTACAGCGAATGCCATATTTCTTGGCTGTCAAAAGAACAGCTTAAACAAACCGCCGCGATTTGTTCCGAATACTTGGTAACGAACGCGAAAGCCCTTGAACGTCGGAAGGCGAAACAAAATGCAAAAGCAACTGAACGAAACAAGCGAACAGGTCGCGAAATCGAAAGACGGAAAACAAGCCGTTGATTTGGAATCGCCCGGCGTTGCAAAGGCGCTTTCAAAACGCATTCTTGCCGATATTGACAATTATTGCGCAACTGAATACGACGACGGCCCCCGCCGACATTTGGGCGCGTCGCTTATCGGGCATGAATGTTCGCGGTATCTTTGGTATGTTTTCCGTTGGTGCTTTCACGAAAAGCATACCGGGCGGCAACAACGTTTGTTTAATCGTGGGCATCGCGAAGAAGCCCGCTTTATTGAATGGCTTGAAGGTATCGGCTTTCAAGTTTGGTTCGAAGACCGCAACAGCCCGCCCGACGCTGAAGGCAATTACCCGCAATATCGAATCAGCGGCGTAAACGGGCATTTCGGCGGTTCGCTTGACGGTATCGCCAAACTTCCCGAACGTTACGGAATTGACGAACCCGTTTTGCTGGAATTCAAAACGAACGGAACAGGGGCCGGATTTAACAAGCTTGAAAGCGACGGAATGCCAGTCGCGAAGCCGCAACATTTCGCGCAAACTTCGACGTACGGTTACAAATACAAGTTTCGCTTTGTCGTGTATTTGAACATCAATAAAAACGATGATTCTTTGCATGTTGAAGTTGTAAAACTTGACCATAAATTAGGCGCGCAAATGGAAGCGAAGGCCGAACGTATTATTATGTCGCCGAAGCCGCCCGCCCGCCTGTCGGATAATCCGACGTATCGCGATTGCGGATGGTGCGCAATGAAAGGCATTTGCCACGAAGGCAAAGCGCCCGAACGCAATTGCCGAAGTTGCGCCAATGCGTCGCCAGTTGAAAACGCCGAATGGTTTTGCAGCGTTCACAATGCAAACATTCCGCGCGAATATATCGCCCAAGGTTGCCCACAATATAAGGCCGTAACCGATGTTTAAACCGCGTTGGTATCAAGAAGAAGCCGAATACGCGATATTCGAATACTTCGCCCAAGGTCAAACCGGAAACCCCGTCGTCGCCATGCCGACGGGAACCGGCAAAAGCGTTGTAATTGGCAACTTCATTCGGCATATCTTCGGGTATTGGCCGAATCAGCGAATTATGATGCTTACGCACGTTAAAGAACTTATCGAACAGAATGCCGAAAAGCTTATGTCGATTTGGCCGACGGCCCCGCTTGGCATTTATTCGGCGGGCCTGAATTCGCGCGATATGATTATGCCGATTGTATTTGGCGGCGTTCAGTCGGTAGCGAAGGCCATTCAAAGAAGCCTTGAAGAAAACGACGGTCGCCCGGCCCATTTGAAGCATTTTGGCTTTCGTGATTTGATTCTGATTGACGAATGCCATTTGCTAGGCCCGAACGAAGATACAATGTATCAATACGTCATTGCCGAACTGAAGAAGATTAACCCATACTTAAAGGTTATCGGATTCACGGCGACGCCGTACCGGCTGAAGCAAGGAATGATTACCGACGAAGGTTTGTTTAACGACCTTTGTTACGACATTACCGGCATTGAAGCTTTTAACCGGCTAATTGCCGAAGGCTTCTTGTCGCCGCTTATTCCGAAAAGAACGCTTACCGAAATTGACGTTTCGGGCGTCGGATTGTCGGGCGGCGATTTCAACGGCAAGCAACTTAACGCCGCTGTCGATAAAGACGAAGTTACGTACGCCGCTGTTAAAGAAATGGTCGAACAAGGTTACGACCGTAAAAGCTGGCTTGTGTTTGCTTCAGGCGTTGATAATTCCGAACACGTTGCCGCAATGCTGCAAAGTTTCGGCGTAAACGCCGCCGCGACGCATTCGAAGCTTTCGGCCAAAGAAAACGACGACCGCATTGCAGCGTTCAAGGCTGGCGAATATCGCGCTTTGGTGAATAACAACAAGCTTACAACGGGTTTCGACCATCCCCCGATTGACCTTATCGGCATGCTTCGGCCCACACTATCGCCAGGCCTTTGGGTTCAAATGTTGGGCCGTGGCACGCGCCCTTCGCCCGACACTGGCAAGGCGAATTGCCTTGTTCTTGACTTCGCGGGCAATACCCGAAGGCTTGGGCCTATCAATGACCCGGTTAAGCCCCGCAAGCCCGGCAAAGGCGCGCCGGGCGACGCCCCCGTACGGATTTGCGACAGTTGCGGCGTTTACAACCATGCTTCGGCGCGGTATTGCTGCAATTGCGGCTTCGAATTCAGCTTTGAAACGAAGATTTTTAAGACCGCTGGAAATGAACAGCTTTTGCGAAGCGACGCCCCGATTGTCGAATATTTCGACGTTGCAAGGGTTATTTACAACTTGCACGAAAAGCGCGACGCAAACGGCGTATTAACGTCGCCGCCTTCAATAAAAGTTTCGTATTTTTGCGGCTTCCAAATGTTCAATGAATGGGTATGCCTTGAACATCCGGGCATGGCTTCGAAACGCGCCCGCGATTGGTGGCGGCAACGCCATTACGAAGAACCGCCCCCGACGACTTACGAAGCTTTGCGCCGGGTTTCTGAATTGCGCGTACCGACGAAGGTTCGCGTTTGGACAAACAAGAAATACCCCGAAGTTTTAGGGTATGAATATTGAAAGGGCTTTGAAATGAGTATTGAAAAATCGCCAGATTCCAACGTTGAAAAGAACCGGGAAATGCTGTTGCAACGTTCGATTGTCGGGCTTGCGAAGTACGGCGTAACGACGGATAATAACCCGCTGTCGTTGCGCGAATGGTTGCAACATGCACTTGAAGAAGCCCTTGATATGGCGAACTATCTTCAAGCCGCGATTTCGAAACTTGACCAAGAAGGGGCCAAAAATGACAACGAAGCTTGAAACGGGCGTACCTTTGCCGCCTGAAGTCGAACAAGAACAGCAAGCCGAAGAAACAAAGAAGAAGCCCCGCGCCCGTCGTAAGAAGGCCGAAGTTTCAAGCGTTGCGGCTTCGCTTATCGCTGGCCTGAAGTTCGTTGCCGTGGCACAAAAGAAAGTCGGAACAGTACCGCAACAGTTTTGCGGCATTTCCGGCAATTGGGTTGTCGCTTGCAATGGCGTAATGATGGTCGGAACAAAGGTCGAAGACGACTTGACCGCTTGCCCGCATACGTTCCAGTTTATTGACGCCTTGGCTAAATGTGGGCACGAACTAAGCATTACCCAACTTTCGGCAAATACGCTTTCGGTTAAATCCGACAAGTTCAAGGCGCTTATTCCTTGCGTCGGTTTCGACGAACTGGAATTGCCGCAACCCGACCCGCAAATTGCCGTAATTGACGACCGCATTAAAGCGGCGTTTGAAGCCGTCGCATGCTTGGCAACCGACGGCGCGCCGAATGCGGTTCATGCCGCGTTGTTGCTGCAATCCGGTACGGCTGTTGCGACGAATGGCTTTGCCTTGCTGGAATACTGGCACGGTATCGACCTTCCGCCCGGTATGCTGATTCCGAAGGCGTCGGCGGTCGCCGTGTCGAAGGCTGGCAAGGCGCTTACGGGCTTCGGCTATTCCGGGGCTTCGGCGACGTTTTGGTTTGAAGATGGTTCGTTTATCAAAACCCAACTTTTCGGCGAACGATACCCGCATTACGGGCAAATTCTTAACGTCGAAACGAACCCTTGGCCGTTGCCCGACGAATTCTTTAAAGCTGTTCACGCTGTCGAATCGTTCAGTAAAAACGGCATTGTTTACTTCGACAATGGTTTTATGTCTTCGCGTGAAGACGAAGCCGAAGCAACAACGTACAAAGTCGAAGGATTGCCCGAAGGCATGGGCTTTCAAGCGAAGTATCTTACGACGCTTGAACATGCGTTTAAAACGGCGCACTTCAGCAAAGACGACAACAAAGTTTTCTTCTTTGGTGACAACGTACGCGGCGTACTTATGGGCGTTGACTTGAAGCAACAAGCGGCGTATAATCCGACGACGAACGCCGAATTTGAAGACGACATACCATTTTGACGGATTGCCGACGATGCTTGATAACAACGGATTTATCATAACGAAACAAAACCGACGAATCGACAAGCTTTCGTCGGCAATTCGCCTTGCGCTTCGCCCGGTTGAATTTATGACCGACGAAGAACTTATGTCGGTTCCAGCCGGAAGCGTCTTCGTTTTTGACGTTGAATGTTACGTAAACTTCTTTTACATTGCGTTCAAATGCCTTTCGAACGGCAAGTATGTTGCCTTCGAACAGTCGCCAGATTGCAAGCTGAACGAAACTAAATTGCTTTGGATGCTTTGGCGGTTTTGTATCGTAAGCTTCAACGGTCGCAATTATGATTTGCCAATGATTACGCTTGCAATTAAGGGCGCAACTTGCGAAGAATTAAAGCAAGCTTCGGATTTCATCATTAAAGAAAACAATACGCCGTTCGCATTTGAAAAAGCATATAAGGTTCAGATTCCGAAATACAATCATATTGACCTTATCGAAGTTGCGCCGCTTCAAGGTTCGTTGAAGCTGTACGCCGGTCGTTTGCATTGCGAACGCATGCAAGATTTGCCATTTCCTGAAAATCACGTATTAACGGCGGAAGACGCCGAAGTAATCCGCCCGTATTGCTGCAACGACCTTTCGAATACCGAATTGCTGTTTAACGAACTTGCGCCCGAAGTCAAGTTGCGTATCGAAATGTCGGAAGAATACGGCGTTGACCTTCGTTCGAAATCTGACGCGCAAGTTGCCGAAGCTGTAATTAACAGCGAATTGCAAAAGGTTCTTGGTTACTATCCGCGCAAGCCCACAATCAGCGAAGGCACAATACTTCAATACAACTTGCCGCCTTTCATTTCGTATCGGTCGCAACAGTTGCGCGATATGCTGCAAGTCGTTTTGAACGCCCGCTTTGAACTTGACGGCTTGGGTTCGCCGATTATGCCGAAGGCGCTTGAAAAGCTGTCGGTATCCATTGGCAACAGCGTTTATAAATTGGGAATGGGCGGGCTTCATTCGAACGAAAAGAAAGCCGCGCACGTTGCAACCGACGAAATCATTATTGCAGATAACGACGTTGAATCGTTTTACCCGCGAATCATTTTGAATCAACGCTTGTTCCCGTCGCACTTAGGCGAAGCGTTCTTGCAAGTTTACGAAACGATTGTTAATACCCGGATTCATGCAAAGGCTGAAGCCGCCAAAGCTAAGAAGTCGGGCGACAAAGCCGCCGCGAAGCGTTGGAAGACAATTGCCGACAGTCTGAAGATTACTATTAACGGAAGCTTCGGAAAGCTTGGCAACAAGTATTCGACGCTTTACGCGCCGCAACTTATGCTTCAAGTTACCATTACCGGGCAACTTGTTCTTTTGATGCTTATTGAAATGCTGAACGATGCCGGTATTGACGTAATCAGCGGAAACACCGACGGCATTGTTTCGAAGTATCACAAATCGCGCCATGCTGAAGTTCGGGCAATTATTGCCGAATGGGAACAGCGAACCGCATTCAAGACCGAAGAAACGCGGTATTCGGCGGTTTACAGTCGCGACGTTAATACGTACATTGCCGTTAAAGTTGACGGCGGCGACGCCGACGCGCGCTTTCTTGACGAACGCTTAGGCTGTAAAACCAAGGGGGCGTTTTCTGAACGCGGGTCGGCTTTGAATTCGATTTTGTCGAAGAACCCCGAAACGCTGATTTGCATTGACGCGGTTTTAGAGTTTATCAAAAACAAGCAATCAGTCGAAAAGACGGTTAAAGAATGCCGTGATATTCGCCGCTTTGTTGCAGTAAAGAACGTCAAAGGCGGGGGCGAAAAGAACGGGCAATACTTGGGCAAGGTTGTTCGTTGGTATTACCCCAAGGGCGAAGCCGGGCATATTTCGTACGTAATCAGCGGAAACAAAGTCGGCAAGACCGACGGGGCGCGCCCGCTTATGGATTTGCCCGCCGAATTTCCCGACGACGTAAATTACGATTGGTACATAAACGAAGCGGTCGAAATGCTTTATGATTGTGGGTACTACCAAAAAGCAACGACAAAGCAACTTCAGTTCTTCTAAAGAAAAAGCCCGCCGAAGCGGGCTTAATCATTTGTCGAAGCTTTACGGCTTTGCGCAATTTACGTAAATCGTACCGCTTGACAAGTCAACAGTTCCGCCCGTTTGATTTTGGAATCGAACGCTTACCGTATCCGCCGCACTTACCCAAGCCGTAAGAATTACTCCTTGCAACGGTTGCGTAAAAGATGCCGAAACAATATCACCAAGGGCCGCGCCTGTTGCTGTTATTGTCGTCGTTGCGCCGCTTCCATTTGCAAGCGAAGGCGGGTCGTAAGTGGCGTTTGCAACTGCAACAGGTTCGGCAAAAGTTCCGCTATTCAGGAAATTAACGGCTTCTTGTTCGGTATCGAAGCGCCAAATTTGAAAGCCGCCAAGCCTGAAAATTGCCGCCGAAGACGTACCGCCAATATCAAGATAAAGCGTTTGACTTCCGGCTGAATAACCGTAAGCGGCGGCAGTATGCCATTTACCGACAGTTGGCAATTGAATCGACGTTGAAAATTGCGCCGTGTTTCTATCCCAAACATAAAACGCGGGCGAACCTGAAACAACCTTTGCCGTAAGCGTGAAAACGTACCAACCCGCCGAAGTAGTTATTTCGCTTCCAGAAACGCGCGTGAATTGCGAACCGGAAGTAAACGGCGCTGTATATTCGTTGCAAGTTGGAAACAAAACGCCGTCATTTACAACGGTTCCGGCCAAGTTGAAAGAACCCGACCCCGTATTTGTTTGCGTTGTAAATTTGAAAGACTTTCCAGAAACACCAATGCCGCGACGAACGTTTGTCGGGTGCGAAACTTGCCAATTCCTTTGTTGTGAATCACCAGCACCTGAACTAATCGTATTTCTTCGAAGCTGAACATTTCCATGAATAAAAACGTTCTTTTGAATTCTTGGGCCTAAGTCGCAATAAGGGTCGAAAATGTGAATTGCCGAATTATCATCGTCAATTGTAAAAGCACGACCGCCGACGCCGGAACTTGTTTCAAGACGGCAACCATAGGCGTTAATTTGCGAATTGGTCGCTTTCAAATAAACGTCGGTAAAGAAGCCGCCGCGCCAGTTAATGCGCGATTGCGTACCGTCGATAATCCAAGCGCGCGATTCAAGCGTTTGGGTCGTTTTTGTAGTACCCGACCAAGCATCAATATCAACGCTTGCGGTTCCGCTTGCCGTTCCGCTTGCTTCGCTCCAAGTGCCCGAAATTTCAGGCGGAACAAAAACATTCGTCGTATAAATATAACCGTTTATTTTGTTAAATTCGAAAATCGTTCCTTCGAACTGAATTCCCCCGAAACCGTCGGTTGTATTGTGAATATAAATACCGCAATCGTTGGCGCTTATTTCGCCGCCGAAGAAGTATTTATTACCGGCGTGCATAGTACCGCCAAATTTATTATCCAGCGAATAATAACCGTATCGGTTGCCTTGGAAATTGCAAGAATAAAATTCAGTTCCAATATTGCCAAACGGAAATTGAACGCCTTTATCAAGTTCGCGGAAAGTGCAACCGTAGAAACGAACGTTATTGCAATATTCGTCATAAGTTGAATAATCAGCAGGGTTTGTTTTTCCGAAAGTAAAGCCGACGCCAACTTTAGAAGAACCGTAAAAACCAATACCGCGGCATTCGCTATGATAAGTCCAATATGGGCCTTTTTTGGTATAAGTAACCGCCGCAATTGCCGTATTAAACGGCATGATTTTTGTTTTGTTTGAACCTTCGCCTTCCCAAATAAAATTATCTGAAATGGTCACGTTAATTTTGAACGTTCCAGAAGGAATACGAAGACGTTTGCCCGTTGCAATGGCAGAAGCGAAAGCCGCCGAACTGTCGGAAGTTCCGTCGGTATAGAAGCCGGGATAATCGGCGGGCGAAACAAGGTCTTCGCCCAATTTTTCGGCAATGGAACGCGAACCGTAGCCGATAAGTTCGGCCCCGTTGGAAGCCGCCAAAACGTCGGGCGTAATGCCTTGGTAAAGCATCCATTTACCCGCCGCAAGGTCGGTCGAAAAAGTACCCGAAGTATGATCTTGAAGACAAACATAAGCAAAACCGCCTTGCTTAACAATGTCTTGTTTTAGAAAAGAAATGCCCGTTGACCAATCGCCCCGAATGCTGAAAGCAAGGTATCGCGTAATCAACGATTGCATAAACGACGGCAAAGTTTCGACTTCTTGCGAAGGCGTCGTATTTGTCGTATAAAAACCTTCTTGATTTACGAATTTATCAATACGGCTTTCGTTTTCTTTAAAGCGGTCAATTGCCTGTTCAGTAGAAATAACCATTTTCTTAACTCCTTTGGAATTGGGCAACGTTTAAACGTATTGACCGCTTTCGTTAATAAGCCCGGTTGAAAAATCTTTGTCGTTTGCGTAGTAACGCGAATCGTAGTTTACAGCACGAACAACCGAAGTGAAATTGCTTTGCGACGTTTTTTCACTTACCAGAAAGGCATTTTCGCGCGGTTCCGTGTTGCCCACAAGCATAAAGGTCGTGCGGGCGTACAAATCGTCGTCAAGGGCCAGCGGAAGGCGCGGGGCATGGGCAAGAACAACTTGCCGGGCTGTTGCGCCGGGTGTTACTGCAATGCTTTCAATCGTTCCGTCGGTAAGCTGAAGAAATATCGTATATTCGGCGTATTTTGTCATATCGACGTTTTGCGAAAGCGTCAATTGCAAAACATTTTGCGACAATACTTCGCCGTCTTGTGTATCCGGTCGCGTGTTGTTTGCAACTAGAATACGGTCGTTTCTTACCAACAAATCGGCTTCAGCGGTTGCCGTAAATTCAGTAATGACGTTTTGATAACGAATCTTGTTCCAAATTCGCCAAGCATGAAAGTAAGCTTGAAGACCGTTACGAACGCCCAAGCTTTCAACTTCTTTCGGATTTGCCGCGCTTCGGTCTTCAGGTATGTAGTAAGTAACAAGCGCGTCGTCGTTCGGGTCGGTATATTGAAACGAAACGCCGTCGAAGTTGTCTTGATTTCCAAACCGAACCGTTCGCGTTTCTGAACCGGGCAGTTTGTTACGATGATTGAAAAGCAAGGTTGAATCTTGCGTTTCTTTTTCGAACGAAAGCTTGATAATGTTTCCGCGACGATACGCCGTACAAAACACCGAATCGGCAACAGATTTAACCGTTTCTTCGAACGAAAGATTGTCAGAATCGAACGTATAACAAAATTCGCCCGCAAGGTCGCTTTCGAAATATGCTTTGACTTCTTCGACAGAATCGTAAATTGAATCAAAGTCGATTTCGGCGACGTTTCGATTGCCAATATATCTATCAAGGCAAATTGCCGAAATAATTTCGGCGGCGTCGTTTGTTGCGTAAAGTTCTTGCGTAAAAGTTGAACCAACAACGCGAACCGGAAGCCTTCGCGTAACAAGCATGTTCAACTTACGTTCTTTCAAAGCAAGCGCGCCCGAAGTTGCGTACGTAACGGCCTGAACTGTCGTAACATTGCCAAAATGTGTTTCAGAAATTGGCGAAACTGAATAAACGTCGCGCCATTTGATTTCGTCAACAACCGAACCTTCAAACGCCAAATCGGAAGGCGTAACACGGCGGGCGCGAACCCTGCAACGCCCGGTAAATGTGGGGTCGGCTTTCAGCGTTGAAGCGCGTGTACTTCTATATGTCGCCGAACCTTCAATTGTCGTTTGGAACGTTTCAGCGGCCCCGCGCGGCGAACCGTCGGCGTTAATTGGGGTAAGTTCGATTTCGCAAACAACGTCGAACCGCTGTTGATTTTTACCGTCGTCTTTGTAAAGACCTTGCAGCGCAACAAAATTGCCGAATACTTGCGACAAGTCGGTTTTATCCAGCACGAAAGGCCCGACCCATTTTGCGCCAGTTGTCGAAAGCGTCGGGCTAATGTAAGCCGTTGTCGTAATTGTTCCCCATGCCGGATTTACAGCCGAAGGATTCGACAAAGTAACAACAGTGTCGGAAACCGAAAGAACGTCGTACGTTCCCGAAAGGTTGTAAATTTCCGCGCCGTTTGGAATGCGAATTGCCGCACTTGTTGAAGCCGTGCCGTTGGCTTCCGACCATTTCGGGTTTACCGTAGCCGGTGAAACAAGATTGACACGACAATAATATTGCGTATAAGGGGAACCAAATTCGGGAGTAATTGTTGCAGATTCAAGCGCAACCGAAGCAATTTGATAAATTCCCGAAAGGTCGTAAGACGTTGACCAAAAGCCGTCGGAATCAGTAACCGAAAAAAGCGCGCCCGTAAGAACGCATTCTTTACCGGCTTCATAAAGCGAAGGCAAAGTTGAACTTGCAATTTCAAATCGAAAGTAACCCGCGCTGTAAGCCGTAATATTTCGGGTTTCAGTTTCGTAACTATCGTATTCAGCCGCACCGCTTACGGTCAAACTGTCGCCAGCCGCGAATTTGTCGGTAAAGTCAAGACCTGCCGACGGGTTCAATTGAATTTCGTTCGGCGTTGAAAAACGAATATTGTTTGAACCGCGTAAAAATTGGTCGTTCGGCGCGCGCAATACTTGACCGTTTACAGCATTTGAACGAACGACGTTAAGAACTGGCGTATTGATTGCCGTTCCAATTCGCAATTGCGGCCCATTACCTGAATTCGGCGAAGTAAACGGGGCGTAAACTTCGACGGAAGTTCCGGCAATATCAATTGCCCGCGTTGTATCGTCGCGTATTTCCAATTCGTCAACGTCGTAATATCCGCGCCCGACGCACATATACGAATATTCGACTTCTTCGTTATTTATAAAAAGTTTATACGGAACGGCGATAAGGTCGGGGGTTGAACGAACCGTACCGAAAATATCAGGAATGCGGGCGTTAGGGCGCGGCTTGTTCGAACGTTCCGAAAGTTCGTTGTTCGGCGACTGGCTTTGCGTGTTGCGAAGCGTTGGCGTCGGCGGCTGTTGCGCTGCCATTACTACAGCCGCAACAACAATAATTGCAACAATTGCGTAAATAATCGTAATTGGTTCAGCCGGAAAAACGACAACGTAAAAAGGGCCGTCAAGCTTGCCCAAGCGTTCAACTTCAGCTTCGCAAGACGGCGTAACGTCGGTCGCGCTTGAAACTTGTTCGTTGTAAATGCGCGCGGTTGAAGGCCATTCGGCGAACTGTTCAACCAAGAATTCGCGAACGTCGTTTACTTCGTGCGTTGTCCAAGTTTCCGGGTCAAGTGGATTCAAAGCAAGCGTTACGATTTTCATTTGTAGAACCTTACGTAATCGAAACCGCGCGAAGCAACGTCGGTCGGTTGAAATTCAACGCCGCGTTCGTGAATATGCAAAACACGACCGCGAACAAATATGCCCACATGGGGCGGGCTTCCATGCCGGTGCATCAAAACAATGCAAGGGCTTTCAGGTTTTGCCAAACGCTGAAACAATCGGCGAAGTTCTGGCGCAACGTGTCGTTCTTTCGGCGGAAGCAAAAGCGGCCCTAGTTTGTGGGCTATCGCTTCGCCCGTCAGACTTTGCCAAACGTCGCTTACGAAATGCGCGCAATTGTACGTTTCGCGATTATACCGACGATGAAAGAAAGCGTCGATACTCACAAGAACCCCCGAAGCATTGGGAAGCGGTCAAGTTTGTAACGTTCGCCGGTTTTGTTGACGTTCAGCGAAGGCGCTTTTGCTTCAAACGTCGAACCTTCCCGATTGAATGCGAAGCTTGTTACTTCAAGCAATACCGGGCCAAAAAGCGGGCGCGTCAAATCATCCGAACGGTATGTACGATAAACGACAGTTGGCTTTGTTCCGAAACCATTGTTTGACGAAATTTCGTCAAGTTCTTTCGGCAAAACTTCGCCAAGGTCGCCAAGATTTATCGTTATTGCTTGGTCTAAATCGTCGCGAACGCCCGCGTTTTCAATGGAAAGCGGGTAATAATCAAACGTTGCCGACAATCCGTTTTCAAGCTTTACGCTTACGCCTTGAACAGCGTTGCGAACAACCCGATAAACTTTTGTAAAGTTTGGATGCGAAATTTCCAGCGTTTCAAGTTGAACGACGCTTGATTTCGATTTCAAAAAGAATTCGGCGTAACTTGTCATTATAAAATTTCCGGCAAATCGTAATTAACAATTTGGTTGATTTTATCAAGCCAGCTTCCCCAATACGCGCCGAATTGGTTGTAAAGTTCAACGTAATCTTCTTCGTATCCGCTTAGTTCGTTCGGGTAAACTTCCAATTGTGCAGAAACCCAATACGTCAAGCCTTTTTGACCTGTAAGACGCATCGAACCCGGAATAAAGTAAACTTTATGTTCGACGGCTTCCGGGTCGTCAAGAATCAAATCAATCAAAAACGGCATTGCGCCTTTTTCAACAGTTACGCGAAAAAACGAACGCAAGTATTGATATTCGTCTTTTCCAAGAATCCAAGAAGCGTCAACCGTGGAAGTTGCGCCGATAATGTCTTTTCTGTAACGGGCCGCGCCGCCGTCAAGTTGCGTCGTTACAACTTCTTTGCCGTCAGCAACAGAATACGCCGAATTATCAGGCGGTATTGCAAATTTTTTAAGTTCCATTTTTACCGCCTTCTTTGCGTTTGCGTACTTTGACCAAGCGACTTAGATACGCTTGAATTCGGGTTGCGAATTTCAGCGGCAACAACTGAAGGCGCTTCATTTCTTACGGCTTGGCGCGCTTCGTCGCGGGCGATAATGCGTACGTCGGTTTCGCTGATTTGCTGTACTTCAAAGTCTTTCGACGTTCCGTAATTTTCAATCGTAACATTCAACGCCGCACCGCTTGCGCTTCCGGCTGTCGAACTGTTCAATGCAACGGCTGAAGCGCCCCGGTTCATTGCTTCAAGCATCGGGCGATTGCGGGCGGTTGCTTCGGCGTTCATTACGAATTCTTGACCGTGAACAACCCCGGCAATTTCCTTCGTTCCAATGTTGCCGGTATAGCCGCCCGATTCGAACCCGGCCATGCTGGCAAGGGCTAAGGATTCAGAAAGGGCCGTTGTTGCCGTAATCCCGGCCATTGCGCCCGCGCTGTTGGCCCCGAAGCTGGCAAGGGATACCATAGCCGCCGCTGGTGCCCAAGCCGCCGCCGTAGCCGCTGCCGCTGCCGTTGACATAGCCGTTTGCGCTGCAAGGCTTGCCGCCCCGATTGACTGCCCCAAGGCGGCATTGACGGCCCATTGAATCGCCAGCTTGACCAAGGCCGAAATCAGCCCGGCAACGGCTTCTTTCGCGACGTTTTGCATTGCTTCGCCCAAGTTGTCCGAATAGACAATTGCACGGCCAACGCTGTTCGCGAAACCATCCGTAAAGCTTTGAAAGAAGTTGCCAAAAGCGTTCGTCATTCCCGACATAACGCCTTCGTATTGCGTAACCAATTGCCCAAGGCTTGCGGTTGCAAAATCGGCAAGTGTTCCGTCGCCCATTTGCAATTTCAAATTCGCCATATCGACGCCAAGCTTTACAAGGCGTTGCGAATATTGGTCAAGCGTGACAATGCCCATTGCGTACGCTTGGTTAAGCGCGGTCGCCTGTTGCTGAAGCGACAGTTGCGCGCCTTGCGTTTCGCTGTAAATCTTGTTCAATTCTTGATTAACGGCTTGTTGCTGTTGCAAGGCAACAAGTTTCGATTGCAGTTCGGCGCGTTCTTGTTGCGAAAGCGAAACGCCTTTTTGGCGCAAATCGTTTTCGTACTGTTGCATTTGTTGGGCAATGACTTGTTGCGGCTCAATCTTCGACAACAGTTCCGATTGTTGCGAAAGTTCCTTATTGATTTCAGCAAGCGCATTCGAAGCTTTTTGGTCTTGGATTGCCTGAAGCTTCGAACGGATACCTTCGCGTTCGGTTTCGGTCAACTTGATTTTCTTATCAAGCAACGAATTTTCGATTTCAAGAAGTCGATTTTGTACGACGTTTTCCGGCCCAAGTTGCCGCAAAGCTTGCAATTCTTGGTCAAGTTCGCGATTAACCTTCGCCAGTGCGTCGGCGCGCTTCAATGCTTCTTTCGCCGCCTTCGGGTCAACACCGGGGGCCGGGGCCGTGCCAGCACCGCGCAAGCCGCCAGCGTTTGCCGCTTCAGCTTGACGCCGGGCCGTGCTGATTTCGCGGGCGCGCTTTTCAATTGCGCCGACGGCGTTTCCGACAAAATCGGTATTGAATGCGTCGGAAAATGCGCCCTTGACAGTACCGGCCAAATCTGAAGCCGCGCCGGTAACTTCCATCTTGTATTTATCCAGCGAAACCGACAAACCGCCTTCAAAGATTTTGTCAATGCCTAGTTTTTCCGCGCCTTGGTTCGCAAGGTCGGTAATCTTGTTAATGCCTTCAAGTGCGGCGTTTACGATTTTTTCGGTAATTCCGACAACGCTATTAAGCGCCATCGCGAAAATGTCTTTCATTGCAGCGGGGAAAAGTTGCCAGCCATTTACGACGGCGTTGTAAGCCCCGACCCAAAGACCGATATACGTATTAACGACAGTCTTTGCGAAGTTCAGTACGAACGAACCAACGTTGCGGAACTTTTCGCCCCAACCGTCGGTTTTTTCGGAAACAAAATCAATTGCAGCGTTCCAAGCCGTTTTTACAAACCCGGCAAGAACGCCGAAACCGTCGGAAACAAACGACCAAACGGCAAGCGCCGTATCTTTCAACGTAACAAGCCCGTCGTCGGTAACTTTGATTTCGTCGCCAAACAATGCAATTGCGGCAACAGCGGCGGTAATGCCCACAATAAGCGCGCCAATGGGGTTCGAAGCAATGGCAAGGGTGAAGGCCCAAACCGCCGACGTTGCCGCCGACAACATGCCAATAAGGGCCGGGCCGAATGCAACGGCCAAAGCCGCGCCAAGAACGGCAACAGCGAAGGCAACAACCTTCATATTGTCGGCAATAAAAAGAACAGCCTTCGAAATGCCAGCAGTAACGCCCAACGTTTTATTGATTTCGCCGAACGTTTGCATTGCGTTGTTCTTCAAAACAACCATTGCTTGCCCAATTGTGGGCACAGTCTTTGCAAATTTCGCGTCGATTTCAGTTGCAACAGCCGCAAACGCTTTGCGCATTACTTCGGCGGTAATCTTTCCTTCGGGCGCAAGCTTCAGCAATTCGCCGCGCGTAACTTTCATTTGCTTTGCGATTGCATCGGCGGCAAGGGGCATCAATTCCATTACTGAACGGAATTCGTCGCCGTCAAGCTTGCCTTTGTTGAAAGCTTGTGAAAGTTGCAGCAAGCCCGACGCCGCTTCGGTCGAAGTTGCGCCGGATACGATAAGCGACTTGTTAACCGTTTCGGTAAGGCGCAACGATTCAGCTTGCGAAGCGCCAAGCCCTTTCATTGCCATATCGAAGCGCGTAAAAGCTTGGGCCGTTTCCAATACCCCGGCGCGCGTTCGATTTGCAACGTTAAAAACTTCTTCAGTTGTCTTTGCAAGCGCCGATTCGCTTTCGGCAACGTTCTTCAATTTGTTTTGAAGCGTCGTATATGCGTCGGCACTTTCAAGGATTGCTTGCGCCGACAATCCAACGCCGATAAGCGCCGCCGCACTTCGAACAAAGTTCATAATGCCGCGCGCCGCACCGCCTGAAGAATTTGCAACGCGGTCTTGGGCTTGCTGAAGGCGAAGCGCGGCAAGCGCGGCCCGGTCGGCGGCGGCTTGGGCTTGCGAAGTTGCGGCGGCGGTTCGTTGCTGTTCGGTCGCCAGTCTTTGCGCCGTATTGGCGGTTTGCTGTTGGGCTGTCGCCGTGCGGGCCGTAGCGGTCGCCAGTTGTTGCGCGGCGGTCGCCCCTTGGGTTTGGGCGGTATTGGCGCGCGTTTGCGCGGCTTGGGCGTTTGCCGTAGCCGCCGCCGTGCGTTGAAGTTCGGTCGCAAGGCGTTGATTCGCCATTGCGTTTTGACTAATTGCCGTCGTTGCCGAATTCGCCGCTTGTTGAAGCTGGCTTAATGCGCTGTTGTTCAGCGTAGCAAGTTGGGTTTTAAGCTTTGAAATTGCCGAATCAGCATCGCGGGCCGATTTTGCAATACCTTGAATCTTCGCGCTAATGCCCGGCGAAACTTTATCTTGTATTTCAATATCAATGCGTTCGTCGGACATTTCGACCCCTTAAAAACGAAGCTTCGCCTTTTTAATCGTTTTTCGACCAATTAAAACGGCGCGTTCAACGAAACCCGCCGGGGCTTGCTTAGAATACCCGTCGTTCAATCGACGAATATACGGTAATACGTTGCTTATGTAGATTGTAACACCGGGCCGCTTTTGTTTCAACGCATTCTTCGCGGCGTCAATAGTTGATTGCGCGCTTGAATTGCGGGTTGAACCGCCTTCGCCGGGATAATGCGGGGGTATTTTGGAATCAACCGGCGAACCTAATTCAACTTGCCAGTTCGATAAAGCTTGCGAAGTATCGACCGGCGTTTTGTAAGCCAAGTCGGCAACGATTGTTTCGGCAATATAAACAGCAACGCGGCAAGCTTCGTCGTCAAGCTTTGCCGCGCGCTGTTCTAAACTTTCCGCCAAATCCAACAAACTTTTAGACATATTACTTACCCGTTTTCGGTTGCTTTTTAGCCAAACGCGACAAATGCGCGTTGTCGATTTTACGGATAAGATAAAGCAAATCTTCGGTTTGTTCTTCGTCGAATCCGTATGCTGTTGCGTAAGCGTTTATACTTGTCCAAGGAATCGGCGTAAGTGCTAACGCATGCGTTCGTTCGGCGTCAAGGTCGAAGAAAGCTTGCAAATAAATCTGAAGCCCGTTCGTCAATTCTGGCGAATTCGCGATACGTTCCGGCAATGGTTCGCCAGCCCGTACCGCTTGTCGTGCAATGTTTTGTTCTACCGGGGCCAAGTCTAACAAGTAGAACAAAACATTTATCAGTTTCCCGCTTCTTCTTCAATCGCTTCTTCGCGGAACAACGACGCCTTCTTTGCCTTTTCTTGCAAGTCGTCGTAAAGTTCCGGCAAATCGGTAAACAGCTTCAGCGCGTTTTCTTTGTTGAACGCAATTGCTTTGCCTTCGCGGTCTTGAATGTTCGACCAACCAAGCAAAACGGTATCGACAAAGACGCCCATAAACAGGCGTTCGGCCAAATCGTTGTTCATGGTTTCAAGTTCGATTGCGCGACGGTGCGGGCGGGTTGCACGTTCAAGCGCCTTCGTGTACTTCTTGTTCGCCTTCGACATACGCGAAATGCGGAAAGTCGGAATCGAACTATCGGCGTTCGCGCCGTACTGAACTTCAACGCCTTCAACTTCGGCTTCTTTGTTCGTTTCGAACTGATTGTAAATAGACATTGCAAAAACTCCTTCAAGGTTGTTTGCCGGGGCAAAAGCGCCCCGGCTTCGGTCAAACAGATTTAAGCGGGCATGCCCACATTCGGCACATACGGCAAGAACGTTGCCAGCATGGTATAACCCGCCGCGTTTTCCGCGCCGCTGGATTCAAGCGGAACGGTAATCGGCGCGTCTTTTTCAACGTTGATACGACCGCCGCCAAGTGCGACAAGCGGAACGTCGAAAGCAACAGCCGCGTTATTTTGCGCGACAATCACGTTAAGCGCAACGTCGGAATTATTGCGCACGGCCTGAACAGCGGCGACGCTTGTAAAGTACGCGGTAAGGCTTCCGCTTACTTCGAAGTCGCCCGCCGAAGCGTCGAACGCGCCAAGAACGCCAATTGCCTTCGAAGGCTGAACGTTGTTGTTAATGGCAAGCGTCATTTCGGACACGTAACCAAACAGCGACGTATTGTTAAGCGTCGTCGGGTCAACGACGTTCATACGAAGGCGGTAAACATCCGAAGACGTGTTGAACGCGGCTTCATTGGGCGAAGCGTAGCGCGTACCGGCCTTGACGCCTTGCACGCCCGTACGTTGGATGTTGTCCATTGCAACAAACGTCAAGTCGGCGTTCAGCTTGTCGGCTTGCGGAATGTTCAACGTAAATTCGTTCGGAATCGCGCCAATCAGGTATTCGGATTGCGTACCGGAACCGTCGTCGCCAAGCTGTCGTTCAAGGTTGTACGACCGACGCTTGATAAGCGAAGGCGTCTTTTCGTTGCGAATGACATTGCCGAAGAACAGGCGAATTTGTTTGCCCGCGCCGGTATCAGTAACTGCCGCAAACGTCGTTTCGCTGAATTCAAGGGTTTTCGCGGCAATCGACTTGATACGACCGTAACCGGGCGCATTGGTGGCAAACTTGTTCGCCGTAGCATCGCCGCCGATAAAGACCCATTCGCCGACATTCAAGCCAAGCGTCGAAAAGTCGCCAGCCGTGCAAGTCAGTTTGATAGAAGAAGCCGACGCGGTAAGAACAACGTCGCCCGCTGCAAATTCAAAGCCGACGGCTTCAACTTTGGCGCTTGCGGGCGGCGAAGCTTCAGCGGTAAGGGTCTTCGAAACAGTCAGCAACGCGGCGGCAACAGTCGAAACAACCGCAAGGCCGTTGTTTGCAGTCGTGTTGAAGTTCGACGCAAGAACCAAATGCCCAACTTTGAACACGGTAAGGCCCGAAGCGGCGGCAAATTGGTTCGCACCAGTTACCGAAGTAAGGGCGACTTGCGTTCCGTTCATGGGCGCGGTCGAAGGCTTTTCGCGCGCATCGGCGAAGAAGAAGCCTTGCAGCAACCGGGTAAGGTTGTTTTGCGTCAAGTCGGCGTTGAAGCCGCCCGAAGCGTCAAGGTCGGTAACGCTTCCCTTTTGACGTTGCCGACTTGCGTTGATAGGCGCGCGGGCGACGGTCGAAAGTTCGCCGCCGAAATCGCTGTACGAATTCGGTTCAAGCGTGAACCAAACGGCGTTTGCTTCGCTTGCGCCCGGAAGAACCTTCAGCGAAGATTCTTCAGCAAAGGCAAGCCCGGTAATGTTGCTGTCGATTTTGTTAGGCATTTGAAAAACTCCTGTTAAGAAACTTCGTCGTATTCGTATTCGGCAACGACGTTAAACCGATACGCGCTTTCTTCCGGGGCAAGTTCGTTGATTCGCGCGTTGCGAAACCATACTTTACCCGAAGTCGTCTTGCCCCGAAAGCTGTTGCGCGCAATTATCGCCAGTCGTCGCCCGTTTTCCATCGCGGCGGCTTCGGATTTCGGGCAAAACAGTTGAACAAAAATCAACCCGCTTGCCGTATATCGCCGCTTGCCGTTGTCGTCGGAAATGGTCGATTGTTCTTCGATAACCGTTTGTTGTGAAACGCGCGCCCAATATTTCGAAGCGTCGGGGGTTCCGGGTTCTTCAACACCGGGCCAACGAACTTCGGGAACATAACCAACAATCGCCGTCGCTTCGGCATTCCAAGCCGAATTAAACAGCGAAAACATTTGGTCGATTGCTTCAACGTAATTTGTCGTCATTGGTCAAACTCGATTGTATAAAGTATGATTTGACCATTCGGCGAAAGCGGGTCGATTGATTTAATGCGAAGCGTTTTACCGTCGCGTATAACAACGTCGTTCGCCGTCGGTTCGAATGAAACCGCCGACATAAGACCTTGAACCGAACCCGTCGTAACTTCCGTACCCTTCAAGTATCGAATCAGTTCTTGACCAACACGACCGGGCGGAAGAAAGCAAATCGAAACGTCGGTATCTGTCGAAGTGTCGGCGGCTGGCTTCCAAGGCTTCGAAGGGTCGGGCGTATCAACGCCAACTTTCCGCCAAGTAACAGTTTGCCCATTCTTCGCAATAAGGCGTTTCGCGGTTTCAATTTGTCGGTCGAATTGGCCCATGCTCAAACCCGAACAGTCGTAAGAAACAAGCCCACATTACGGGGGCCAAACAACGGTTCAAGCAAGGCTTCAACCGCCGACATTTCCGGGCGAACTGAAACGCCGACCTTTTCCGAATATTCGGTTTCAATCGGCCCGACGACTTCTTTCTTGACGAATGCGCCGCTTCTTGTGGGCATCAAGTCAACGCCCGCGCTTGCTTCCATCGCAAGGCGAATTTGCGCTTGCTTCAGAATCGACGGAATCGCCGTCGCGTCAAGCGGTACGCCGTCAATGTAAACGCCTTCGCGCGGAAACTGCAAATCTTGCGTCGCGTCAACCTTCGAACCTTGATACCGGGCGCGTTGGGCTTCCAGATAATCAACCGACGAAATCAACAACGCTTCAAGCGCCGCGTCGTCGGTCGGAAGCGGCTTCGCGCGGGCTGTCGCATACGCGCGGGCTTCGGCAAGCGAAACGTAAGAATTCGCCCCCGAAACAATCGAACCGTCTTCAATGATTATCGTCATTTTAGGCGTACCAAACGTTCAGGCCCAAAATATCATTCGCCGCAATTGCTGTCGTATCGTTGTCAGCAACAGCGCCGGTAATTGCAAACGCAATGCCGGTCGAAAAGAATTGGCCGTAAGGGTTCAAATCAACTTCGAAGCGGTCGGAAGCTTTAAGCGCAATCGTCAAAACCGGAACGTCAGTACCGACCGTCGGGGCTGAAGCTTTGTTGTAAAGCTTCAGGTAACGAACCGAAGCAACGTTGTTCAGGCCGACGATTTGAAACAAACGACCCGCCGAAGCTTTGACCGAAGTTGCGTTTGTCGTTGCCGTCGAAGCAAGAAGGCGAAACGGCCCGGCAATGCCGCCCGTTGTCGAACGGGCTTGTACGCCAATGTCGGCAGCAAGCGCCGCGCCAGCGGCAAGCGTTGCGCCAGCGGCAAGCGTTGCGGTTGCATTCAAACTTGCCGCCGTTGCTTGTTGAACATTCAAAACGGAATTGTTAAACGGCAGTTCGCTAAATACAGCCGTTGCCGCAACGTTGCCGCCAGCAACAGCGGTCGAAACGCGAATACGAACGTAACGCGCAAGAATCGGGCAAGCGAAAAGCCGGGTTGTCGAAGCCGCAAGGGTCAACGAAGAAACCGGGTTTGCGTTGATTGCCGCCAAGTCGAAAACTTGAAGAAGATTGCCAGCGGGCGAAAGCGTTGTATTGTTCGTTTGTTCAAACGTGACAACGCCCGCCGAAATACCCGCGCCGGTTTGAATTTGAAACGAAGCGGAATGAAACGCCGCCGCATCAATCCAGCCCGACGCAACGCCATTCAAAAGATTTATGTTCAACGCGGGCGAAGCCAAGTTACCCGCCGAAACGGAAACGTCGCCAGCAATCGAAACGGGAAGTTCCGCGCCTTGCGTAACTTCAACGAATTGTTGTAAAAGATTGTCGAAGAACTTCACGTTGTCACCTTTTAAGCGGTCGGGCCGTTGGGTTGCCAAGCAACAGGCTTCGCGCCTTGCTTGGGGCCGGTTGCCGGGGCCGTGGCGGGCTTGGCGGCGGTCGGGGCGGGGGTTGCCTTGGGCGCGGGCGTTTCGTCGCCCTTGTCGCCATCCAGCTTCGCCGCGCGGGCCTTGCGTTCGTCTTCATACGCGGCAATCGCTTCTTCAGCGGGCGGGTATGCTTCAGCGTAACGCGAAGGAACTTGACCGGCGACGCCATCGCACAATTCAAGCGCGCCTTCTTCGGGAATCATCGAAGCATTGCGAAAAGCAACGTTCGGCCCCAACTGTTCGGCGTTAATAAAATCTTCGTCGGTCGGCATAACCGAAGCAACAAAGAACAGAATTCGCGGATACTTGCGCATTTTTGATTTTCCTTCGAAATTGAAAACAATTGGCGAAACGGGGGCCGAAGCCCCCGCCGTGTCAATGCTTAGTTGGTTTCGACAATCACGCCCGCAATGTCTTTGTTCGACGTTGCGTACTTGTCCCAATTCGTCGCCGTGGAAAGCGCCGCATCGGTCGGCGATTTGCCGCCGTTAGTCTTGTCCCAAGCAAAGCCCTTGATACCAAGTTCGTACGACCATTCAGCTTGGTACGTACGGGCAATGTTTTCGTCGCCGTTCTTGGTTTCGTAGTTGTCCGTAAAGTCGTTGTTTTGGTCGATACGGATTGCTTCGGGAACCAAGCCCAAATTGTGATACACGTTCGGCGAACCCGCCAGAATCAGGCCGGGGGCGTCGGTAACGACGAACACGCGCCCGAACGGGTCAGAAATCACGTTGACAGTGCCGTACGTGAACAGTTGGGAAGCGTTCGAAATGGCATTGCCGTAAAAATCGTGCATCGGGGTCGAATGCACAACCCAAGCGACAATATCGCCCGAACGGTCGCCGAACTTCGAAGCGCCTTTGTTCAACGCAAGCGCCGTCAAAGTGTCGGGCGTATCGCCGGTCGCGTCGTACTTGATTGCGGCGACGTTCGAAAGCGCGGCATAGCAAGACGTAATGCCCACATTCAGCATATCGGCAAGCATGTCTTGCGCCAACTGTTGACCCATTGCAGCGCCCGCGACTTCCGGGTTTTGCTGAATCCATTTGAATTGGCCGGGGTCAAGGGCAACGGGCGGCGTACCGCCTGCAACCTTAACCATCGTATCGACCAAATGGGCCAGCTTCTTGGAAGCAACAGCGCCGGAACCGTAAGCGTTACGGCGACGAACAAGGCCGGAAATCTTCGCGTAAAACGCGCGTTCGGCGTAATCGCCTTGATGCGCGGCGGCAGCAAGAACAATCGTATTGCGCGAAGCGGCGTTGAACAGGTCGATTTGTTGCGCGACGGTTTCAGTCATCGCGTCATAAGCGTATTCAGAAAAAACGGCAAGGTCAGAAAGTGCCACGGTAATTACTCCTTATTGGCTTCGCGTTTTGCTTTGAGTTGTTCCGCAAGTTCGCGGGGGTTCATCGTAGCAAGCGACGCGGGTTTATCGGGGTTGTTGTGCGTGGCACCGCCATTGCGCTTCGTAAAGCCGTCTTTGGCAGCACCGCCGCCACTAGCCTTACTACCGACAATGATACTTGAAAAATCCTTGTTTGCAACAAATTCTTGCGACAGTTGTTCCAGCGTCAACGCCGAAGGCTTGCCGGAAGCGTCAAGAACGCGCAACGTCGGTTCGTCGCCTTCGAAATCAACCGACAGGCGTTCGCGAATGGCCTTCGCCATCAAAGCCGGTACGGTCGAAATCTTCGACGCAATTTGGCTTGCGGTTCCGTCAAGAAGGGTTTTCGTCGTGTACGAAGTCAGCTTGTCGATTCGCGCCTTGTATTGGGCTTCGGTTTCGTCGTGCTTTTTCTTCCAAGACTTTTCAAGCGTTTCAATATCGCCTTTCTTGCGGGCGTCAACGTCGGAAACGGCGGCAAGCTGTTCTTCAAGTTCGCGCGCTTTCTTTTCGGCGTCTTTGCGCAATTGGGTTTCACGGTCTTTCGCGCGCTTCAGTGCGCCCGTATCTTCGTCGCCGTCAATGTCAAGAACGTATTCGCCGTCGCGTTCGACGTATTCGGTTTTCAGGTCGGCGGAAAGCTTGTCGTAAGCTTCTTTCGTAAGTTTGCGTTTCAGTGCCATTTCAAGGACTCCTTGGGGTAAATGCCGAACACCGTTCAGCGGGTTAAAATTTGGTCAAGTTTCGAAACAAAGCCTTCGACAGTAAGCGGGTTCGATTCGTCAAATTGCGGCATATCTTTTGCCTTGACTTTTCCGCTTCGAAGGTCGGCGGCTTTTTGCGCGCCAAGTATATCATTCTGAACGCTTTCGGGTTGCGATTTCATCCAAGCATGATAAGACGAAGGCGGCGGCGAATCGTCGCCAGCAACAACGGGCACGGTTTTACTACGGCAACGAATATGCGCCGGGGGCAACGGGCCTTCCCCATACCGAAAAATTCGACCGTTTCGACTTCGGCAAACTTCAGTTGTCGCGCTGTCGATTACTGAAACCCAACGATACCGCCCGAAAAAAATTGAAGCAATGCCAGCTTGCGCAATTGACGTAATATGTTGAATTGCGGTCGCTGTTACGGCCCCGGCTTGTGCGTTGGTTCTTGCAAATGCACCGTCGCGAAAGTTCTTGCTTTTTGTTCCGGTTATTTCGGCAAGAACTTCTTCGACAGTTGCGCGGTTAGCATAACCCTTGCGTACGATGTTTTCAACAGAAATTGACGCCGAAGCGGTAAAGCCCGCAATGAACGGCAACAGCAAAACGCCGTTCGCTGGAATCGGCGCGTTCGTTATAGCGCCCCAAAGCTTCGAAGAATCGCCCCCATTGTGGGCAGAAAGAAACCAAGCAAGCGGGTAAAGGTTCGAACCATCGTCGGCGCGTTCAAGCGCGGCGTCGGCTTCGTCTTCAGTAACCGGCGTTTCGTCGTCTTCGTTGCCAAGCGTGGCAAAAATGATTTTTGAAACCTTAACGTCGGCGCGCGTGAATTCCTGAAGCTGTTTAATAAGCTTCGTCGTGTATGCGCTGTAAACTTCGTTTTGAACCGCTTTCAAGTCGGAAAGAAAAGAACGCAACGTTGCTTTCGTCATTCCGTCAAGCGTCTTATAACGAAGGCGCGAAAACAGCTTTTGGAATTCAATATCAAGCTGTCGCAATACTTCGTTAAATTCGCGCGCATGTTGCGCTTTAACTCCTTCAACGTATATTTGATGCCGCGTCAATACGTCAAAAAGTCTTGCATTGTTATACATTTTGAAAACTCCTTATTGCGCAACGCCGTTGTTTATCAAAGCCGTTCGAATTTGATTGCAAAGCGCAACGACTGAAGACAAATCTGTCGAAGCCGCGTTTAATGTTGCTTTAGCTTGCGGCGTCGCACCGTTGCAAGCAAACTTGCCACCAACACTAAGCGCATTTACAAGCCGCATTGATTCCGTCGGCGTTGCCCCTTGTTTAAAAGAAGTTACGAATATTGTTCCGGTGAATTGAACCGCATAACTTGCGCTTGAATTGGCGACGTTTATTTTGCCCGTCGTCGCATTTCTTGTAAAAGTTAAAATCGTTGTTCCACCAACTGCAATCGTATTTGAAGTTTCGGTAACTTCGATAAAACAAGGTAAGTTCGTAAGCCCGCCGCCGTCATAATTATTAGCAAACGCGCCAATTACGATAAGACGCCATTTATTCGAAGAACTGAAAGCCTTTGTCGAAATGTCCAAATTCGCCGAACCGCCCAAATGAAAGCCGGTTCTAATTACTTCGTTTTCGTCGCTTTGAATTGCCGAACCTGTTGGAATGACGTTTGCAACGTTTAATTTTGTGTCAATTGCTGTTTGTTGGGCTGTCGATACCGGCTTGCTTGCGTCGGAAGTGTTGTCAACGTTAGCAAGTCCGACTTGCGTTTTTGTTACAGAATGCGGGTTTGACGTGTTCCCGGTATGCGTCGTCAACGTTGTAAGATTGTCGCTTACTTGTTTTTGAAGTTTACCAAGCGCCGACAAAACCGAATCAGTTGCAGCAATTGCGGCGTTTGTTGCGGTAGAAAGGCCGGTTAAAACGACGGCCCTTACGTCGGTTGCAAAATCACGCCAAGACTTATCGCCGCGCCAATATTGGGCGGTTGTTCCGGCTGTTATCGAAGCTTCTTTGCCGTTAAGTGCGCTTTGCGTTGCTGTCGAAATTGGTTTATTTGCGTCGGTTGTATTATCAACATTCGACAAACCAACGTCGGCTTTAACAAGCGTAACAACGCCAGTTTTACCGGCTACGGAATCAACCGCACCGCTTGTAATATAAATGTAAGCCGAACCCGACCAACGATATGTTTTGTTTGTATCAAGTGCGACGTAAATCTTGCCGGTTTCGCCTGTTGCCGGAAATGCGCCCAAGTTCGCATATTCTAAAACGTCGTCAACGTACGACGGCAATTGCGACGCCGGTACTTTGCCGTCAACAAGCGAAGCAAACGAAGAAGAAAACGCCGAAGAAATGGCGCTTGCCAGCGTCGAAAACGGCAAGCGCATAATCGCGCCGGTTGCGCTGTCGCGAATAAGCAAGGTATCGGCGGAAGTAACGTTAATCGTTGCAATTTCTGCCGAATCGGTAAACCGTCTTTCTAAAGCAACGTCAAAAACAGGTTCAGTCATTTAATTCACCCATTGCCCACATTAAGCGCCAGCGTTGCCGCCGTTGCCTTGGTTGTTCGGGTTTCCGTTGCCTTGGTCAAGGTTCGGGGCGCTTGCCAGTTCTTCGGCAATCTTGGTCTTTGCCGCCGCGTCGTCAAGCTTGGCGATACCGGCCCGGCGCATGTTGTCGCGCATTTCTTCGAAGGCGATTGCCCCGGCTTGCCATTCGGCGACAAGTTGCGCGCGTTCTTGCGGCGTCATGCGGGCAAGTTCGAAGTCGGTATGCAATTCGAACTTGATTGCGGTTTCAGGAACCCCGACGAACTTTGCCGCCCATTCAAGCGCCCATTGAAAAGCCGCGCTTACGTTCTTTGCCGACGAAGAAAGCGTTGAAGTTTCGGAAGTGTTTTCAATGTTTGCTTCGGTTGCTGTACGCTGAACCGAAGATTGTTCGACAAGCTTTGCGCCAAGCGAAACCATTTGGCGCTCTTTGTGTTCCATCGCTTCGAACGGCATTGCATTTGCCGACGCTTGCAACAGGCCAGCCGACCCGCCGACGGGCAACGGTACAGCACCGCGCGAACCAAGCGCAATCGTACCTTTCAAAACATCCGTTACCCATTCTTCGGTAAGCCCGGCAAAATACGGCGTTGGTTGTCCAACTATAAAGCAAGATTCTTCGTAATCCGCCGAATTGCGATAATGCGCAATATTCAGCGAAGCAAGGTCGTACAGCGGCGGCAAATCCGGCAAGTCGTCGTTGTTTTCTGAACCGATAAAGGTAAACGGAATTTCGGTAAGATTGTTGCCGGTTGAATCCTTCGGGAAATACGGGCCTTCGTGTATCTGATAATCGCCCGAACCTTTGCGCCAAACAGTTACGGCGTAACCTTCGGCAGTAAGCTGAAGAACGCGCCATTGCATCGCCTTCTTCATTTCAAAACCATCATCGGAATAAACGTAAGTTTCTTGCAATACAACCAACGACAAAAGTTCACGCGCCCCGCGCGCGACAGTTCGCCAATTGATAATATCAAACGGCGCATATACGTTAATCGTCGGTCGAATGTCGCCCGCTTCAAGTTCAGCCCGCGACGCCGGGGCTTCAGTTGTGGGGTAATCGACAAGCAAGCCGCTTCGACCGAATGCCAATACCTGAAGCGTCGAACGCTTGGCAAGTTGCGTCAAAGATACGCCCCCGCCGTTTGCGTCGTTGTTCACAATGTCCAACAGCGAAGGAACTTCAACAACTGGTTCTTTCGTGAACACTTGACCGGCAAGGCCGTAAAGCGTACGTTGCGTAACGTTGTAAAATACGGCGCGTTCTTTGTATGCTTTGTAACGTGCGACGTTTTCCGGTGAAGTATCGGCGGCGTTCGGGCGCGGCAAATACTTATCGCCAGCCTTTTTAATAACCTGTTCGCCTTCGATACAATCGCGAATCAAGCCATAAGACGGCAAAAGCTTCTTTAATTCTTCACGGATAAACGCGACGTTCGGCATTTGTTGCCCCTTTAATTTGCGTAAGTAACTTTAATCTTGCGGGCAAGTCTGTTATTACCCTTCAAGACACGATAACGAACCATATCATAACAATGGTCTTCGGCGGAAGTATCAACGTCGTCAATCTTTTCTTCGTCGCGTGGCAACGAAGGTAAAGTTTCAATCGAAGCTTCGCAATTCCGCATGAAATACAACCCCGGCCCTTCGCCGCGCACCGCCGCTTCTAGCCTGTCACGTATCAACTGAAGGCCGTTCCGGCGCGAACCGGGCGACTTGTCGGATTCGACCCAACGTACGCCCTTCTTCGACATTTTCTTTTCGATTGTATCAACGTCAGATTCGCGAACGTCGCGTATCTGATTATCGGCGGGGCCGGGCCAAGGTTGCGATTCCAGCCAACCGGCTTCAAGCAAGGCAATTTCGCGGTCGATAATGCCTTGCGCAACGTCCGGGGCTGAAAGCTTTATACCCTTGTTCGTTCCGATTTCTTCGGTTCCGTACCATTCGGCAATTTGAATCAAAGTACCGGGCGGCGGGCAGAATTTCGAACCGTCGGGCAACGTTGCTTCTTCGCCGTTTGCTTCGGCGAACCATCCAACGCTAAACGGGTGCGACGAACCCCAATCAAGCGCCCTATCGACGCGCCAAGCCTTCGGAACGACGAAGCGCGGCTTAACGTGAACCGCCTTTTGCCAAAGGTCGTCAAGCGCCCCGCCCGCTGTAACATCCCAAGAACCTTCAAGCCATGCGGCCCGCAAGTTCTTATCGTTCGCCGTAAGTCGGTCAAGTTCGGCAATGTATTTCGGGTCAAGGTATATATTTTCCCGATACGAACCGAAGATTGCGACTTGTGTTCGAATTATTTCAACGTCTTGTTTTGTTTGCGGGTCGAATACGATACAAGAACGCTTTACGACTTCGCCATTTTCGGCGCAACTAATGAACCGACGTTTTACCCAATTATGACCGGGGCCGCTTGGGTTCGTCGTGCTGAACACTTCAAGCGGAATATTCGGCAAAGGCAAGCCGTTCGGCGTGTTGTACGAACCGTCGGGAAGCTTCGGCGTATGCAATTCGGGAATGAACGACGAACGATTTGTTGACATTAACTTGTCGTACAAATCAGCGGTCGGATGTTTCGTTAATTCATTCCAGCCGATAAACGGGTATTCGTGGCCGTGGAATCCGTCGTAATCCAATTTCTTCTTTACATGACGAAAAAGCAATTCTTCGCCAGTCGGCCAAACCCATTTATATTCGGAAGCCGATTCAAGAAACTTCGCGCCGTCGTCGAATTGGTTAAAGAAGCGTTTCGATTGCGCTACCAAATCCGACAAGTTCTTAAATTCGCGGTCGAAGATAACGCCGCGCCAGTACGAACCGTAACCAATGCCCACATTACGCCGAAAGCGCATCAATTGGGTAATGGTTTTGCCGGGGCCGCGCGTTCCGTGATAAAGCGTATGGTCGCAACGGGTATCAACGGCCAATTCTTGCGAACTGCCCGGTATAGGTTGCCAAACAATATCAAAGGCGCGTTCAACAGCCTTTTTAATGGGTTGTTGCACTTGTCAAACCCTTTTGCTGTTCGCGCAACTTCTTTTCCCAACTGTCGTTATCGCCGTGGTCTTTGACGACCATTACTTTATTTGCGGTAATAACGTTGTTGTTGATATTGGTTTGCGGCTTTTCAATCAAGCCTTTCAATTCGCCAATAACTTTCGCGGCTTTGATTCGGTCGTCAGCAATAGAACGTTCGCCTTCGACAATCTGAAGAAGGTTCGTAATAAGCTTGTCGCGCAATTCTTCTTTGCCGTATGCTTCGAAGCCTTCGGCTTTAAGCCGCGTCATTTCTTCGATAACAAACGGGTCTTTGAACCATTCATGCGCCGCGCGAAGGGCTTTGCCGGTATCCGCGCCGAATACAGCAAGGCCCGCTTTAAACGGGTCGTTGGGGTTCTTTAGCAGTTCAGCGGCGAAAGCCGTTTTAAGTTCTTGGTCTTGCATGGCGTATTTACCCGCGATTCTATATAAGCGCAATGATACGATACGCCGCCATTTAAGGCAAGGTCAATTCACCTTGCAAGCATTTTCGTATTTGCGAATCAACGATTGAAGTTCGACAATTCGAATATTCGCCGCGTCAAAATCGCGCCCTAGTTCGACAGTTTGTTTTGCAACGTCGTCAAGATTGATTTCGCCCGTTCCAGCCCCGACGGTTCCGACTTCGGCGGTTGCATCAAGTTTGCCGGGGGCGGGGGTAATTGTGGGCATACTGCAACGGGGTTTGACGCGCAACCGGCCAAGGTCGCGTTCAGCAATAGAAGCCCGGTCAGCAAGTACGGCAATTTTCGTTTCGTATTCATTTGATACCCCTTGAACTTCGGTTTGCAATTTCGCTTCGGCTTGTCGAACCTTCGTCAATGCTTCGGCAAGTGCTTTGTTTTGTTTGGCTTCATTGGCAACGCTTTCGGCATGCGAACCCCAAAAGTAACCGCCGCCGACAGATACGACAATTGCGACAACAAACGCCAGCCAAACGCGGGGGTCAAGTGCGGCAATCATGCTTCAGATTCGCTAAGTTTGCCGACACTTGCGACAGGCGCGGCGGCGATAATTGTTGCTTCGGGCATGCGATAAGCGACAATGCGCGAAGCTTCAAACCATGCTTCGCAAACGCTGTCGCCTTGGTTGCCGCCCAAAAGGCGAACATGCGAACCCGATTCGTTGACGCCGGTTACGATGCCCACATGCCCGCCGCCCTTTCGCTGAAGAACAGCGATTGCCCCAAGCTTCGGGCTTTTGCAAGCAACGCCGTATTCGGCCCAAGAAAGCGCCCGGTAATACGTCTTCGGATATGGCAAGCCAGCTTCAGCCAGCCAGCCAGCAACAGCGACGCCGCACCAAGGCGTTTCGTCGTCTTGCCACCATGCGCCAAGCTTCTTCAACCAACCGGCGATTCGGCTTGAATGCTTCGGGCCTTTGATTTCACGCAAGCCAACATCGCCGCGCGCAATCGTTAAATACTTAGGTTCGTTCGACATTTTCAACCCCTTCTTCGTTGCCTTGTTTCAGCAAACGACCAAGTACGCCCAAGACAAGAAGCGCAATCGTCGAATACGACACAAGGGCGGGCGGAACGCTGGCCTTCATATCGTCGGGAATTTGAAGCCAAGTGCCTTGGATTGCGGCGGCAAGAACCATCGCGTTAACGCTGAACCAACGCCAAGCCTTGCGCCAATCTTCAACAAGTGTAAGTTTCATTTCGATTCGCCTTTAACGTCGCCAAAAATTCGTTCGTGCAACGCCTGAAAACTGGCAATTGCGCGCGTTCCCATATGGCCCGAAATTGCGATAAGCATTGCGGCTTTTGCGCCTTCAATGCCCGCCGCATCGCAAAGAAAATGCGTCAATATACCGGCGAAAGACGACGTAAGAAGGTCAAACGAAAGTTCGCGCCAATTGAATTTTCGATTGCCTTTGCGCAATCGTTGAATATGATTGACGACGCCGCCCCAACATGAAAGAACCAACGTTGAAAGATACGGCAATACTTGTCTGAACCATTCGGCGATATACGCCGCATTTTGCGGGTCTTTTTCGGGCATTTTGCGACGTTCCATTTTTATTCAATCCGATTGCGCAACCGTTGATTAACGCATATTGGACGAAGTATAACCGAACTGATACCCAAGGCGCAAATGAAAAAGCCCGGCGTATTAAGGCCGGGCTTTCGGGTTGTCAAGCTGGCACAAGGCCAGCCGGGGCCGCTTTAGGCGGTACGCCAAACGCGCGCACCCTTCACGCCGTTTTCTTCGACGGAACGAACAACGAACTTGCGAACTTCGACCATGACGGGCACGGTTTCGCCCTTCTTGTTGGTCTTGGTCGCGCCGTCGCTGGAAGGCACGGCGTAACGGGCCGTCGCGCTGGAAACGGTCGAAGCCAGCGACTTAGCCGGGTTAGGCTTGTCTTCGGAAGCGGCGACGAAGAAGCTTTGACCAACGCCCATTTCGTCGAACGGGTACACTTCGCCGCCACGACCGCCGCGCTTGATGGTCGGCAGGGGTACGCCAGCTTCAAGAACGAAGCCGTTCTTGCCAGCGGTTGCGGTTTCAGTTGCGCCGGTTTCGGCGGTTGCTTCTTGATGGTTCTTGGACACGGTAAGGATTCCTTTTTCAGTTGCGCGGGTTGCGAATTCGCCCGCTTCGTTGGAAATGTCAGGATTGACTTCGACAAGGCCCGCTTCAATCAAAGGGCCGTGAATCGCCGGTGAAGTGTAAATGAAGCCTTTGGCTTGGTCAAGCGTTGCGGCAACAATTTCTTCAAGTTTCACTTCGCCAACTTCAGCAACGGCAACAGCCGGGGCAGTCTTGCGGGAAGCGGTCTTTTTCGCGGTAGCCATTTTGAAAACTCCTTTGGTTGCCGCTGTTGCGGCGGGTTGAATGAAACCGTTTTTGATACGGTAAGGGAACTTTACTTGCTTCGTTCGGCTTCGTCAAGTGTTTTTGCCGAACTTTTACAAAATTCTTTGTACGTGCCTTCGTAGTCCGGCCAAATGCCGCTTTTCACATTATGGCAATATTCTTCGGCTTGGCGTTCTTCTTCTTCGGCGTCGAAGTGTCCGACGATGCCCATAAGCAAAACGAATGCCAGCAAACCAAGTGCGACTTTCATACGGTCAGACATTAGAACCCCCTTTAAAGATACGGTCAAGTTGTACGTTCGCGGCTGTTACGCTTTCCGCTATGCCTTCGACGCCTTCAAGGGCGATTTGTTTTGCCAGCCGAAGCCCGGTCAACATTTCGCAAAGCGGGGCGATTATACCCGTTGCGCCGACCTGTTCAGCAAGTGCAACCATTGATTCGACCGCTTCGATTTGCTTTTGATTCGTTTGATACAGCACGGCGGAAGCGCGAAGAAGGTTGAAATAATCCGCGTTTATCGAATGTTGCGTAAATACGACGCGCGCTTGTTCAACCGACTTTTCGTATTCAATGACAACGCCGCCTTCAAGCTGAAGCAACATCGCGTTCATTATCTGTTCATGTTTCAACATAGTTCGAACCCCTTTCGTCAATCTTCGACAAGTATAACAGATACGCCCGCTTCGTCAAATGCTATCAACGCCAAGTTGAAAGAATCCGACCATTGCGACGGGTTCGCCACATGCCCACACTTAGCAACAACGCGCGCAATTCCCGACTGAATGATTACCCCGGCGCAATTTGAACACGGCGAAAGCGGCGACACGTACAACGTGTAACCCCGAACGGGTTCATGCGCCGAAAGAATCGCGTTCGGTTCGGCGTGTACGGTCAACGGGTACTTCAAATCGCGGTTCGACAGTCGTTCCGCTGTATCCAGTACGCCGCGCGCAAAGCCGTTGAAACCGACGCTTGCAATTGTGCGGTCGGGTCGAACAATGACGGCCCCGACCTTCGTACTTGGGTCTTTCGACCATTCGGCAACGTGTTCGGCCATTTGCAGAAAGCGCAAATGCCATTTGTCAAGGTCTTTAAGTTTCGTTGTTTGCATTGAACAAATCCAGTTGTTTAGATTCGTCAATATACGACAAAGCCTTTTGCCTGTCAACAGTTCCGACGCAATCGCAAAAGTCGCAATCGTGCCAGTCGTTCGGCGAAGTTTCGATACCGCATACGCCAAGACACTTCGGGCAAGTTACGGGCGTTGCGTCGTCGCCGCGAAAGTCGCTAATGATTTCGTCGGGGTTGCCGCCCGCCGCTTCAAAGCCCCGCGCATATTGGGCGGCTTCGATAGCGCCAAGCGCACCGCCGCAACGCTGGCAAGTCAGCTTGACCCCGAAGGCCAGCGGCGGAAGTTCGCCGAAGGCATGGCGCGGGCATGCGTCAAGCTTCGCCCTGTTCGCCTTGATTTGTTCAAACAGTTCTTTGGACATTGCAACCCCTTTCAATAGTCTTCGAAGTAATCGTTGCGCGCGTCTTCCATTGCTTGCCAACAAGCTTCGTCAATAGCGGCTTCGTCTTTCTTCGACAAGCGTTTGTAAATCCAGTCGGCTGATTCCTTCTTGCGAAGGGGTCGCCCGGCAATTTCAACAATACAACAGTCTTCGAAATAGTCCGACATAATGCCAACGTCGGGTTCGGCCCCGCATGCGGTAAATTCAACCGTAATTTCAAGACCGCCCAAAACCTTAACCGTTGCTTGCATGTTCGATACTCCTTCGTCGTTAAGTGCTTGAACTATACGACAAACCTTCGAAGCTGTCAAGCTTTTTCGGTTGCTGTCGCTTTCTTCGTCAATGACAAGATACCTTCAACGGTCGAACGCTTGCCGATTCGAAGGTTTGAACCGTGCGGATTTTCGCGGTAAAGAATGAATTCTTTGTTGTCGTATCCGC